CGTCGCGTGGTTTGTCGCCTTGCTCATGTTCCTTTTCACTAAAAATATAATCACGCGGTTCATGCTTTTCACGGGCATGTCAGCTCTCGCGGGCATGTTCATGGGTCTACGCGGTAAGCGAGACGTGAAGGATGCACTCGTGGATGCGGTGACGATTTTCATTGGTATGTTCGCCCTCGGTGTTGCGACGTACGCACTTGGTTATGATCTCCGCGTCCTTGGTTCGGTATTGTTCTTTGCTCTTCTTGGTCTCATATTGGTAAGGTTTTTCACGGGTGAGAGATACTCGAGAATAATTGTGGCTCTGTTCGCACTCTTCGTTGTATACGATACCAATAACATACTGAGGAGAAACTACGAAGGTAATTTCGTAGGTGCATCGTTCGACTATTTCTCAGATATATTGAATTTGTTTAGTGGTCTGCTAAATGAAGAGTAAGTCTATTTCTTACCAACACTGAAAAATCTCGTCATTTTAGAAAATTAAAAATAAAAAAAATTATTTTTTTGAATGCTTTCTTCTTTGAAAAGAAAAGAAAAAAATAAAAAAAGTTTTTTGTGTTTTTAAAAATGAAAAAGTACCAAAAAACTTAGAATATAAAAAAATTAGTATATCTATTTTAAACCAATTGACGATGTTATATAGATGGTATGTCTAACTGATACCTATTTGCATTTTACTCCGTGTAAATCTTCTCAAAATTAAAAATAAAAAAAATTATTTTTTTGAATGCTTTCTTCTTTGAAAAGGATCGAAAAAAATAAAAAAAGTTTTTTGTGTTTTTAAAAATGAAAAAACATGGTGTTACTTCGCGGTTATCTCCGTCATTTGGTTTGAAATACTATATAAACGTGTATCAGAAATATAAAATTTTAAAAAATTTTCGGGTGTAAATAATAATGAGAGTCGTTCTCAAAAAAAGTCCAATCCGTGATAAAAAGTACAGAGTGACCTTCCCGGATGGTGACTATGTGGATTTTGGTGGTAAGGGATACACAGACTATACCATACACAAGGATCCCATGCGTATGCGTCTCTATGTATTACGACACGGTGGTGGCGATACGCGCAAGTTTAGTGATCCACAAAAGGTACACGAGAGAATGTTGAGAGTAACTAAGAGCAAACTCGAGGATTGGGGAATCTCGGGTTTGAAGACTGCGGGTTTTTGGTCCAGGTGGCTTCTATGGAGTGAACCAGGCCTACGTGACGCAATGCGCTTTATGAAAATGCGCTTCGGACTAAATATAAAATATATGTAAACAATAGATGTTACCATTTTTGATTCTTCCTCTATTGAATGTACTCGGTATAAACGTATTTCCCGGACAAGACGCGTGGAGTCCAACGGTTCCATTTGATAAAAATAAACACTATTCCATGTCCGCATTATCTATACTTTGTTGTTGCATCATGATATCGAACATGATGCGCAAAAAATTCATAGGATGGTGGGTTCCAATACCAATGAAACCGGTTGGTTATGCTTCATTGGCGACATGTATAGCTCTCTCGTTCCTCGTGACGTACGATACGTACCACAGGGCACTGAGTATGCTACCCAAATCCGAACCAGAGGAGAAGACTGATTAGAAAAAGTTATCTGTTCGATACAATTTCGCGGAATAATCACCCGATTGTCCTAATATATTTATAGTCTCATTACCGTAAATTTCTTGACACCCAATATCATCCATGCAATCTCTTTCACCCAAACTCACTGGAAGAGAATACATCTGATCACCTGGTGTCACCGTGTAGTAATGATATCTATCGCGTCGTCCACGCACTTCCTTGCCGTACAATGGCAGTGTCTCATTGTTCTCACCGAGTAATACTCCCATCTGTTGGACGTGTTGTGGTTTATACTCCTTGATTGGTGGCGCTCTAAATTCACGCTCTACGGGAATTTGAACTGGTACGGCGACGCGCTCACGGGTGTGTACACGTCTGACGGGCTGAGGCTTCGTGAGTATGTACAAGAGTATCAACAGTAAAACGAAGATAGTCATTAACATCGCCGTGTGTTTAGTCTTTGCGTTCATTATTAGTAGACTTAGATTTTAATAACATATCTTGTATTATTCGTACATGTTTCTGTGAATACACTTGTTTACTATGTTTTTTGTCATTTTTAGTCACACGTTTTTTTGGTTCTTTATAGTCCATTAAATTATAATAGCATCTAATTTTTATCTAGTGATAGTTGATGACTCGTTCACCACGCATAATTTGCAACACACCCCCGTGAATCCCGTGGTCACCAATTTTAGGAACGTGGTTAATTTCAATCTTTCTTCCGTTTACGATTAGGAACTTCTTAGAGCTGGTCAGTATAGACCTCTCGGTAACCATTTTGGTTCCGGATCCCCAACGGTAATCGTAAACTGGAGCGTAAGAAGGCATATTTTGTGTTTAATTTATATACGAATTGATGTGACTTAGGCTAAATCTATACGACCAAGCCTATACTGAACGAATAACCAAAGACCAAACATCAACGTCTTCAAAAGATTATTTGCATCAGTGTCATCCATCTTATATATGGGTCCCATGATTCGACCAAAGAATGTTTCCTCTTTCGAGTTACCCGTGACGTACATTTCCATCTGTGTCAAAGCACACGTGTCATCATTCACGGACCAATGGTAAAAGATGAATGGTATGAGTATACTATACATTTCTAGCATCTGTGTATCTTTCATAAAGGGAATAGTGAGTACCGCGATAAATAATATGAGGTGGATGAAGAATATAATATTCATCTATTAATATGGAGCAAGAAATTAATGATAATAATGCGATCGAAGGGTTTCCCAAAGATATAGAAAAACCAGAAGCCCCAAAGAAATGGCACACACAACAGGAAAAGGTGTTGAGGGAATGGGGTGAAGCGGCGGCGTGTTACAGATACATGAATTACCAAGCGTTCCTGATGTTTCAAAAATTGAATATGCGCTTTACACTTCCCGTCATCGTACTCTCGACTATAACCGGTACGGCGAACTTCGCACAAGAACAATTTCCAATTAGTATTCGTTCGTCTGTGCCATCAATCATTGGTGGTCTTAACCTCATCGCGGGTATTATTGCGACTATAATGCAATTTCTAAAGATTAATGAATTGATGGAGAGTCATCGTTCTGCGTCACAAATGTATGGTAAATTGTCTCGTAAAATCAGACTCGAACTTAATCTTCCACTCGTCAATAGAACCCTCGATGGTGCAGACATGGTACAGGATTGTCATCAAGAAATGGACAGACTCATTGAACAGAGTCCACCCATACCAAAAAGTGTTCTCGTGGCGTTTGATAAGGAATTCCCAGATGACAGGATATTTACAAAACCCGAGATATTACACGTACACCCAATTTTACCTTTCAAAGCGATCAAAGAATATTCCATCATGAGTCTTCTCAAGGATCCAAAACAACGAAATATGACTGACGATGAACTCAAGGATGAACTTGATGAATTGCGTGGTCGTGTCATGCCAGGTGCCAGAAGTATTGCTGCCGATCCACTAAAAGCGGTGGGGGTGAGACGAAGAAGTAATACGACCGATTCAACTCTTAAACTGTCTGAAACTCCATCTAAAAAACCCACTCAAGTTACAGACATTGAAACGGGTGATACAGACTATACGGATGAAGAAGTCATAGAAGAATAATTAAACATACGAGTCGCAATGAATGCAACTAAAATAAATAAGGTTAAATTAAAGAAACCAAAACATAATAAGTAAGGAACGATCTTCCTTTTGATAGGATCAATAATTCTAGATTGAAGTGTATCATTTTCAAAAATAATATCTATAGCCTGATTAGTGAGATCATCATTCTTCGTCATGGACGCTTTCGTTAAGATATATAAACAAAAAAAGAGGGAAACTAACACGCTCCATCACAAAGAAATAGACCGTCTTAAAAAACATATATCACACGGCAAAAATGTGATGATATGCGGTGCACATGGTTTTGGTAAATCTTTCATATTAAATGAAGTTCTAGATGAATCAAATAGCATAGAAATGCCATGCAATTATAAGATCTCCGATGAACTCGAGGGTTCAAATATGTGTATTTTTTTAGAAGATTATAGACATGACGTCATTGCACAAAGGCAGATCATAGATTACGTGTCCGAGGGGGGACGAATTTCTAAAGGTTCATTTATAGTGACATCTAAAAATGTATTTCTTTTACCAAATTTTGAACTTATTATAGTACCTAAACGAACACCCGATGAAATTGCATCATTGAGACCAAATGAACCAGGTGCACACTCAGCGGCTGTGAAATGCAAGGGAAATATATACAATTTTTTCGATTACATTAACTTTTCGGATGAAAAGGATTTATTTACAGACCCAAAAGACATCGCCACGTCGCTTCTATGTAAAGAAGAAAGTGATGACAATATAAGTACTTTACATGAACATGGTCACGTGTGGGGTATGATTCATGAAAATTACGTAGACTCAGATGGTGTAAATATAGCTTGCATATCTCAAGCACTGTCGGATGCCGACCTATATGATTCGAGTATATATGATGGTAATTGGGATTCTATGAGATATTTCATAAATTCGGTGTATAACATACCAAAACAATACTTGGGATCACCCGTTGACGAAAAAAATATAAGACCCGGTAGCTTTTGGACAAAATATGGAAATTATAAGATGCGATATCAAAAATACAGCAATATAGGTCTCAGAACTAGAATGTCTCATCAAGAACTCGGACTTCTCCGAGAGTATGCAAGAAATGGTGATATAGAAAAGTACCTAAGTTGTGATCTTACGGCACAAGACTTTGATGTGATAAATCACTTGTGTGTTGGTAATAAACTTAAACCAAGAGAAGTATCTCAAATTAAGAAAAAAATAAAAGAACTTAAAACTTAACACCTTTACATAAAAG